AAATATCTTGAAAAATAATGGCAAATAAGGTAAAAATAGACTACTCACAGTTTAGAGCATCTGGAGTTTATACATTAGAATTTGACGCGTCACAAAACGTCATTCTAACGTCTCAGACTATTAGATTGGTTGTAGGTTTCTCTAACAAGGGACCTTTCAATACCCCAGTCTATATCCCGGATGTAACAACTCTTATATCTATTTTTGGTGACGTAGACAGATCACTAGAAAATAAAGGATCTTTTTTCCAAAGATCTATATTAACATGTTTAAATACTGGACCGGTCTTTGCATTGAATCTATTAAGATTGAATGACGACGTAGATACTGCAGATCCGGACGAAGCAACTTATCAGGCTTATTCTGTTGACACCGAGGAATATAACGGTGTTATCACTAGCAAACTATATTCATCCTACTATAACAAGGAGAGATTCTGGTTTGCTGATCCTAATTATTTCCTTGCAACACTAAGTGTTGCCGATCAAGGAAAACTTTTCAGCTTAACCAACCTTGGAAAAACCCCTATGAGTATAATAGTTAGAAAATCTACGGATTCTTCTAAACCTCTTAAGGGTTATGATATTTTCGCAATCGATTGGTATGGAGCAAATAACGTTCCGACGTTTATGCACCCTTACGATTACATCTCAGATTATTTCATAGATGTTATTGCAATTTATGGTAACTGGACAAATTATCAAGCTCTTGCAATCGATCCTAAATGGTCCACATATTTCACTAATAATGGATTCATCAAGAGCAGAATAGACTCTTTCCTTGCTGAACCTGACGTTTCGATCGTGACTACAATAACTGGATGTATCATACCGGACTTCGTTGATCTTAACGGAGTTAACCAGTATATACAAACATTAGTTAACAACGGAACACCTTCAACAGGTTTATTCTGTGCTATCGACGAACAAGCATTTGATGCTATCTGCGACAATTCATCCAGAATAGATCTAGTAGGAAATCACCTAATCGACGAATTAAGTGGAGATAGAGATTTAGCTACACCTAGAATTAACTTCCTAAGTTACGATCAGGTGTTAGTTGCTGATTACCTATACAATCAAAATGTAGTTGGAGTTACCGGTGCTACTGGTTTCAATAGTGCTACTGGTGCTACTGTTTACACGACAGGTGCTAACGTTGGTACATTATTCACTTTAACCGGTGCTACTGGTTCAACCGCAGGTGTTGTTTACCAATCATTTAATGCATACGATCCTTCAGCATATGACGGAGGTTTACACTATCTTCAAACATCAGGAGCATACGGTGTGACCGGAGGTTATATGGCAAATGCTACCGATGTAACAGAGCTTAAGAGTTTCTTAAGTGTTAGCTCATCAAATGATCAGAAATTCATTTTAGGTGTGGTGACTGGTTACACTGGAGGTTTAACTGGAGGTTTAATTAACCAATTCTCTGAAGCTAACCTAGTTAAACTTAAAGTAACTGGAACTAAAGACGTTTCGGGAGCTCTTAGAATATTCTTTACTCACCCATTGGATACATCTTTCTATAGATCTCAAGGTATAGTTGTTAAACCTACTTACAACTTAACATCTTATAATACCGGTGCCTCTGGAAGTAATCAACCTTTCTATACGGATGCTTATCAGTTTGGTAATTCTGATTATTTAAATATCGAAAGCGTAGCAACACCAGAAGGTGTTACTGGACCTGGTGCTCCTTTTGGAGTTTCTAATACCATCGTAGCCTACAATGCTTCTGATCTATATCAGGATAATAAATATGCGGAAGTAACTGACGGAGATTTAGCATGGACAAACTCAGCAGGAACCCAACTTAAATACTTAGGGTTTGAGGAAACAGTTGATAGAGACCAATTCAATCTGGTTTATACAAGAGCATTTTCTAGCGTTGACCTAGACACTGCAACAATCGCTAATGTACCTGGATTTGGTACAACATACGCTTCGGATAACATTGGTAATCCAGTAAGTGCACAAAGTTTTGATATAGTTTCTCAGGAAGGCTCAATCAACCAATTCGTAGATTGTACAAGAATAGACGTTACCACATTCACTGTAACTTTGGATGCTAACGGTAATTCTCCATTCTCGGTTGGTGATTTGGTTGTATCGACAGATCTTGATATCTGCGAACCTGCAACAGGAAATAGACAGAATAGATTAGCTAAGATCACTTCGGTTTCTCGTACAACTACAGCGGGAGTATACAGAGTGGTAGCTGCAAGACCAGTTTACTACTATTCTACAACAAACGGAGTTAGAGTTCAAAAATTCTTATCTATAGCTCAATTCACTAGATCTTTTGATTTATCATATCTTTCAGGATTCATAATGACTGATTGGCATAGACCTAACGGAAGCGATGCTAGAATAACTGAAATTTTGGACGTTATGTATGACACCAATATAGCTAAAACATTAGCTTCTAAGGACGTTATTTCATTCAGATACATCGTAGATACATTCTCTGGACAAATCCTACCTAATTCTAAATATCAGCTTAGTAAGCTTGCTAAATTGAGACAACAAGCACTTGCTATTATTAACGCGCCTTCAATGGCTCAATTTAGAGCTAGTACGGATCCTAGATTTACTGATGCACCAACAGCAGCTAATCCTTATCCTAAATTGAACACTGCTTATATCGCAGACGGAGGTAACTTATCACTTAATCCTTCATACACATTCAGTCTACCGACTGAAGATGATGGATCTAAATTCTGCGGTTTCTACTCACCTTATATTACGGTTAGAGAATCAAACAGAAACGTTGAAGTACCACCGGCAGCTTATGTTTCTAATAATTTCCTTAGAAAATTTGCTAACGGAGAACCTTACGCAATTATAGCAGGTCAAAAAAGAGGGGTAATAAGCGGATCAAGCGTGGTAGGAGTTGAATATGACTTTACTGATGAGGACAGAGGAAATCTTGAACCATTCGGAATTAACCCGATCATCAAGAGAAGAGGAATTGGTGTGGTTATCTTCGGTAACCAAACAGCTTACCAACAAGTTAACTCTGCATTTAATTTAGTTCACGTAAGAGATCTTTTAATTAGTATAGAATCTGACGTTCAGGAAATCCTATCTAATTACTTATTTGATTTCAATGACGATTCAATCAGACTCGAAATAAAAACATTGGTTGATAACTACTTAGACGGTGTAAGAGCAGGTGGAGGTATTTATGCTTACCAAACTATCATGGATGCTTCTAATAACACTCCAGCAATTATCGACATGAACATGGGTATAATTGATGTTATTATCGAACCTGCTAGAGGAATTCAGAAATTCATTAATAGAATTACTGTTACTAGAACTGGTGGAATCGCAGCAGGTGGATTTATACAATTCGTATAATGATATTTACTGATTTTAGAGGCAAAAGATAAATATAACTAACTATGGCAGGATTATCACATTTTCAAAATTCACTTTCAGGAGTAAACAAATTCGAACCTGTTTATCTGAACCAGTTTGAGGTAACAATTATACCTCCTGGTGCTGTAGCTGGCGGTGAAATAATGCTTCAGCACGTAAGTAAAGTTAGTGGACTTTCACTTGATAAAAATCCAGGTATAACTAGCCAGAAGTATAAATTTGCTAAAAGAAACTATGCTGGTGCTAAACCTGAAAACACCTATATGGACGTTAGCTTAAGTTTTAGTGTCAATTTAAATGACGCTAATTCGATGTATATCTTTAAAACACTAAGACAATGGTCGGATCTTATCTATAATCCATTAACGGGTGCAATGGGTCTTAAAAATGATTATACCGGTACTATCGTTATCTCTATATTCAATAAGCAGGGAGACGTTTTCAGAAGAATAACCTGTAAAGATTGTTTTCCTACTAAGCCAATCTCTCCAATGAATTTAAGTTATCTTTCGACTGATCTATATAAGATAGATGATATGACTTGGGCGGTTGATTACTGGGAAGATTTATTCTTATAAAATAAAAAATAGAAATGGCAGGATTACCACATTTTACAAATTCTAAAGCGGGGATAAACAACTTCGAACCTGTTTACTTAAACCAGTTTGAGGTTTTAATAAATCCTCCTGCTGGGATTGTTGCTGCATCAACCACCTTTAATGGTGAGAGTATATTGGCACAGCAGGTTAAATCAATAAGTGGATTAACAGTTGACATCGCTCCAGCACAAACTATTAACCAGCAGTACAAGTTTGCTACAAGAAGATATGCTGGAGGAGAGCCTTCTCAGAGTGATATGACTTTAAGTATGGAATTCGAGGTCAACTTAAATGATGCTAATTCCATGTCAGTTTACAAGATTCTTAGACAATGGTCAGATTTAATTTATAATCCACTAACTGGGGCAATGGGCATAAAATCTGATTATGTTGGATCTATGTCCATATCAATATTCAACAAAAGAGGGGATGTTTTCAGAAGAATAAGAATACCTTCTTGCTTCCCAAGTGAAGCTATAAATGCGATGGATCTTGATTATGAGCAGTCAACAATCTATAGCGTAACGACTAGCTGGATATGTGATTATTGGGAAGATCTATTCCTTTAATAGCTAATAATAAAAAATATTTAAAATTTGAGGCCTATTTTGGCCTCTTTTTTTGTTTTGTGTTATATAATAGATAAAATCAAAATTATTATGGATAACATATCACCAGAAGAGATTCTAAGAAGAAAGGAGCTATCCGGAGGGGTAGTTTACGACGATCCAATTCAGGAAGAATCAAAATTACCGGATGAAACAGTTTTAACTTCATCCACAAGCTCTGTGAAGAACACCGAAGCTGAGATCCACGTAAAAGAGTCTGCAGCAATTTCGACCGAAGCACCTAAGAATGTGTACGAGAGCGAGCAACCAGCAAATAGCTTCGGAAAAGCCCAATCTGTCTCACCTGCATTTGATACTGGTTGGAAAAACCTACCTGTTCAGATAATACCGTCTAAGGGCATGTTTTATCCTGAGGGAACAAAACTTGCAATAAGAGCTGCTGAGGTAAGAGAGATTAGACATTTTTCCACCATCGACGATGATGACAGATTGGATATAGAGGATAAGCTAAGTTATATTCTTGACAGATGTTTGAGAATAGATTTTCCTGGAGAGGGCGTAGTTTCATATCTTGACCTAAAACAAGAGGATAGGTTCTTTATAATAATGGCAGTTCGAGATCTAACTTTCGTAAGAGGAGAGAATTCGATAATACTACAATTGACTAAGTCATGTAAAGAAACACCTGACTGTCCATATAAGGATGGCATCGAGCTAAGGACTGGTGTTTTAAGCTCGTACGAGCTCGACGATAGAATCATTAAGTATTATGATGCTGAAACACGAACGTTCGTCTTTGACGTTAAAAAGATAGGAAAAAGGATAGAGATGAGCGTACCTAGTATAGGTGTTACTAAAGCAATTTCTAAATTTGTTTCCGATGTTTCGAGAAGGGGATCCGATGT